TGTGCACTTCCATTGTTATTCCAAATGTATTTATTATATTTGTATTATTAAATTAATACAATTATGGATAAGTATAAAAGAAAACAAGAAGAAGTGCAATGTTGTTATTGTAAAACAATCTTTAAGAAAGATATATCTGAGATAAAGAGAAGTTTAAAAGTAGGTAGATTACATTATTGTTCAATGAAGTGCTCAAAGAGTATTCCTTCTAATATAGAACATTTGAACAAAGTTAATCCTAGAGATGCTACTCATCTTATTGCTAATAATAGAAGAGATGAGTTTAGTGACTTTAGAGAACATTTAAGAAGAGCTAGTAGAAGAAATAAATCTTTTGATTTATCTTTACAAGATTTAAAAGATCAATGGGATAAACAAAAAGGTTTGTGTGTATATTCTAAGGTTCAACTTATACATCCTACACCAGGATCTAATTCTCATTTATACACAGCAAGTGTAGATAGAATAGATTCTTCATTAGGATATGTAAAAGGTAATGTGCAGTTTATAAGCATTGCTATGAATCATATGAAAGCAAATATGTCTGATGAAGATATGTTTAAGTTATTAGCAATATTAAAGATAGCAGTTACTTGACGCAAATAGCACAGTAACAGACATTGGGTAGTTTGCAAACCACGAATGTTAAGTCCTATCCACGCAGAGATAGGTGTTGAGTACTTTATGGTTTGAGTTTTACTAGTGCCAACCTCAACAATAAGGCTATCAGAAATGGTAGCCTTTTTTTATTTGTATTTTTTTAATCCTTAATAATAAATAACATGAAAACAATCACAATGAAACCAACTGAGTTTTATCAGTTCAGACAATTAGCATTCGCAATGAGTATAGCGTTTGCATGTACAATAGCACAAGGTGTGTATATTGTAGAGGCCAATATAGACCAACTTCAACAGTTGGGTTATTAAGGAGGGGAATTCAAGGGCTCTGTAGTGGAGCCCTTATTTCTTATGTTTAATTTAAAAAGAAATAAGATTATGGAATTTTGGAAAATATGGTTGATAGCAATGCCTTTATGGGTTATTGCATTTAAGTTACACGACATTTTACAACAATTTAAAAACAAATAAGAATTATGAACAAATTTGAATGTAGTGAGTGTGGTACAAAATACAGCTCACCAGAAACAACACCACCTCCAGGAATTAAATGGAGTGATGGACATGTGTGTACACCTAAACCTGTAAACAAATAGAATATGAAACCAATACATAAACTAAATAATGGTAGAGGTGCTACATTGTGTCATACTTGTAGTGTAATAATAACTACAGGGCTAACAAAAGATTTGTATTGTGAGAAGTGTAAACTAAAATTAGAAGATAATGAACAGAAAAGAAAGACTTAAATTTCACAAACTAGCTTTATTGACTAATCTATTAGTAATAGAATTAGATGATATTAACCCTACAGCTGAGGTGGGTGCAAACTTACATCAGAAGACAAAAGAATTTATAGAAGCACTAGAACCATTTTTAGAGGTGGTGTATGATAGCAAACAAATATGTTCTGGAACATATCTATCAGACATGACTAACAAGATTGATACAGTGATAAGAAAGAATTACGAACAAATACTAGACTAACATGAGTAAAGAAATAGAATTAGGAATTACTGTTGGAGGAACTTATCTAACAGTGAGTGGTACATATCATCCAGAAGAACCAAGAGAAATGTATGATGGTAACATGGAAGGATATCCAGGAAGTTATGCTGAGTTTGAATTAACATCAGTACAAGTAGATGGCAATGAGATCATTGATTTAATTAGTGATGCCATATATGATGAAATTATAGAGAAAGTAATAGAAAATCAACAAAACTAGAAATTATGAAAATAGTAAATGGAAAATGGCAGGACCAACATGGTGATCCTATAACAGTATTTAGTTATGATAAAGTGAAAGAGATTGGAAGTAATCTTGTAAACTTATATGGTGAAGACATCACCTACAGTAGAATCAATTTGATCTCGACTATCAAACAATTGACACCTAAACAAGAAGAAGATCTTGTATATGTATTGAGTCAAGAGGGTGCAATATCTAAACTGGCAGGCTATTAACAATGTCTGATGTGACTCTACTAAGAACGTTGACTAGGAAGTCAACTCTTAAGTTTGGTAAGTATTATGATCTCACAGTGCAGAATGTATTAGATTCTCAGAACATGAAGGGTAGATCATTATTAAAATTTTATTATTTTAATAGTAGCAAGATATCATTTGTTGATGAGTTGCTTGATAAACTTAACATTCCTCCTGAGCTTAGAATAACTAAGCCAGGGAATGTTACACCTGATGAATGGAAATTGATAAATCATAATCTACATGGAATAGAACTAGACAAATATCACGCTCTTCCTGAAGTGGAAAGAAAAAGAGTATCAGGACTAGACAAGAAAGAAAGAAATCAAGTTAGTGCACATAACAACATCATACTTGATAAATATGATAAAGGTGTATATTCAAAAGAATCATTAATGCGTAAAAATCACAATCACAAATAACATGGCAACACTAAAAAAAGAAATACAAAATGTAATTGATAACACCAGCGATGTGTTATACAGAGAAGAAATTTACATCAATGGTACGCATGAATATGATTATCACAAACTAGAAGCTACAAAAGAAGCTACAGTTCATACACTATATTATAGTGATGACTTTGAATGGGCTGATCATATTAGAAAGACTGTAGCTATGCAACTAGTAGATACAGGTAGTGGTGTAGAAATCATTGGTGTTAACTCAAAGAAACAAATTGATTATCTAGAGGCTGAACAATTACATATATTGTTGAGACTATCTAGTTCACACAGTGTGTATCAAATTACTGAACCAGCAGTTAAAAAAGAGTTCTAATGTGGTATCCAGCAGAAATATCATTGTCAAGCTACCTTCCTACAGAATTGGAGGAGGGTATGCTTTTCATCAACAGAATATCTGTTGGTGTTATAGAACCATATATTGAACTATGGGAGCTTGAAGAGGTTCCTGAGGACATGGATGAGTTCATGAGCAAGAATGGTGCACCTGTAGAATTGGTTATCATTGATGATGAAGGAGGAATACTTGCTTCACATGATGAAATAGGTTGGTGGGATGAAGGCGTTGATTCTGATGAGTACAGAAATATTACACTAGATGATATCAATTATCTATTAAGAGAACTTGATGGGTATGTTGATATTCAAGTGGATGAATATGGTGTAGTGTTGATAGAAGATACAGTGGTTTTATCACTTGCGTCAGAAGATGATGAAGATTGGGATGTAACATTAAACGATGGACTAGAAGAATTATGATATCAGAGAAAAGATTTAAAGACGAGAGACTAATTGCATACAGTGCAATAGATAAGATTAAGAGTAAAGCTATTACAATTAAATCTGATGATCCTAAACACAAGAATGGAGTTATGTATAAGATATCTAAAACTACGTATGAAGATATACTTAACAATGAATTTAATAAAAAATGTGCTAAGCACATGAACAGAGAGTCAATTAGAGTATTTATAGAAACCAAATTAAAAAAGTTATGAAACATTACACACCTAAGCAGATCAATGAGATCAAGCAACAAATCAGAACTGGTAAACCAGCTATCATCATTGCAGATGATTTAGCTAAAACGTGGGGAAGACCTGCTACAGCTATTTACCACAAAGCTATTCAACTAGCTAAACAGACACGAAAAATCAAGAATGACTATGTTGGTCCAAAAAAGAGAGTTCGTGTTAAACAAGTTAAGAAAGAACCAGGTACAATCATTCCTCCACATTTATGGGATATGACTGATGAAGAAGAAGTTGTTTATGTAAAACAGGATGTTATTGTTGGTAAAGAGCCTGAAGAAGAATTCATTCCAGAACCTGTTAAGTATGAGCAAGAAACTGCTGAAATATGTATTGAGGTGCCTACAGGTAACATATCATTCATTGGTACACCGAGTAGAGTGGTGATATATTCTGATCACGTTAGATATTATTATAATAACTAAAATCATTAGAATTATATAACATTTTTCATTATCTTTGCAAGCTATGAAATTTATAAATTATTTAGTAAGATGGATATCAAATAATCTCGCTATTCCTTTTTGGATGGTGGGACATATCCATCTTACTACTAATATCTATGAAGACATAACTGAAATCATTGCATCATTTGGAATGAACATTATTGTAGCAATAGGTTTCTGGTTAGACTGGAAAGATCACAAAAAAACAACAAGAAATTAAAAACAAATAAGATTATGGGAACAAGAGCAACTTCTATTAACTGCTACAATGAAATTAAAGCAGAAGGGTTATTGTCAAAATTAAGATTAAGAACATTAAATGCTATGCTTTATTCTTCGCCTTGTACTGCTGGAGAACTACAAAGCTACATTGACCAAAATCAAATTCAAGTCAAACACTCTTGGAAATTACTATCTCAATTAAGAGATTTAGGAGTAGTGTACGAAAAAAACGAGAGAAAATGTAATGTTACTGGTAGAGTTGTTATAGAATGGGATTTAACAGATAAATTACCAATTAAACCAACAACACCTTCCAACACAAAAAAACAAAGGGTTGAAGATACTTTAAATGCTTTACGTTCATTATGTAAAAAAGCATCAGTAACCAAAGAGGAATGGCAAGTGGTAGATAATTTAATTAAAAAAATATAAATCAATTTTTAAATTAAAATAAGATTACATGAACAATAAAGACGTAATTATTTATGACATAGAAACCATGCAAGAACTATTCTTAGTTGTATGTATGGTGCCTGGTAAAGTTCCTAAGAGCTTTCAAGTGTCTAAATGGAAGAATCAATTAGATGCTTTCGTTAGATACACAGAAGCTAACAACGATGTTTATTGGGTAGGATATAATAATCTACGCTTTGACAGTCAAGTTGTTGAATGGATCTTAAGAAATCATGACAATTGGCATGAACTAACTAACTTAGAGATATGTGCACGTATAGCACAGAAAGCTGCAGATGTTATACATGATGCTAACTATGATGTATTCCCAGAATACAGAGAGCATGAACTATCTCTTAAACAACTAGATCTGTTTAAGATACACCATTATGATAATAAAAATCGTATGGTGAGTCTGAAGAGATTAGAGTTTGAGATGGATCTAGAGAACATTGAAGAGATGCCTATACACCATACTAAGGTTGATATGACAAAAGAAGAGGTTGAAATGACCATTGACTATTGTTATAATGATGTGGATGCAACTTATGAATTCTATAAGATAACCCTAGGTGATACAGATCACCCACTGTACAAAGGAAACAACCAAGTAGAGCTAAGACAAGATATTGAAGCTGAGTTTGGTATTCCATGTATGAACTATTCAGATAGTAAGATAGGGGATGAAATGATCAAGAAGTACTATTGTTCTGAGAAAGGAATTCAATACAAAGAACTTCCTAGAAAAGGATATTTCAGAAAGAATATAGATCTTAAGAATTGCATTGCTAAGTATGTTGTGTTTGAGACTCCTCAGTTATCTGAGTTCTTAAAAAAAATGAAGAAGACCAAACTAGGTCTTCAAGATGATTTCAAAGAGCATATAGATTTCTATGGAAATGTATATTCTTTTATGAAGGGAGGTCTTCACACCGAGAACAAACCTAAAGTGTTTGAGGCTGATGAAGAGTACGAGATAATCGATTGGGATGTTAGTTCTTATTATCCTGCTATCATCATCAATAATGGGCAGTTTCCTGCTCATTTAGGTAAAGAATTCCTTAGGGGATACAAACAGATGTTTGAGAAGAGATTGGAGCTTAAACCATTCGCTAAGAAGGACAAGAAGATTAAAGGAATTGTTGGAGCACTTAAACTTGCAGTTAACTCTGTATATGGTAAGTCATCTGATATGCTATCATGGATATACGATAGGCAGTTAACTATGTTCACCACTATAACTGGTGAGCTTAGTCTAATGATGCTTATAGAACAATATGAATTGAATGGCATACATGTGATCTCTGCTAATACAGATGGTGTAACTATCAGAATTAAGAAAGACCTAATACCTTTGATGCATAGTCTTAATGAAGCATGGAGTAACCTCACTCAATATG